CAGGCGGGTTCAACTGGACCGGCGACGGCGCGGCGGAAACTCTGGGAAATCCTCACGCCGGCCGGCGAGGCGGCGCTGGCAGCCTCGGCGCAGATGGTGTCGCTGCTCCGGGGAGCGGCATCTACCCTGGCGGCGGTGGTGGTGGAGGCGGGTCGAATGCCAGCACAACCACGGTGCGGGCCGGTGGTGCCGGCGGCCAAGGGTTCTCGCGTCGTAAGGCTGCACCTACGTCGCTGAATCAGACTGCAGCCGGCCCTGCTGGCGCGACGACTGGAGGCGTTGCCGCCGTCTCGGCAGCCTACGGCTCTGGCGATGGCGGCGGTGGCGGCTCATACACTGGCGGCTCCAGCGGAGCGTGGACTCACGGTGGAAATGGCGGATGGCCCGGCGGTGGCGGCGGTGGTGGTGCGGGTGCTGATACGAACTCGGCCGCCAGTACGTCTGTCGGCGGTAACGGCGGCGGCGGAATGGTCAGGCTTTGGATCTTGATGCAACCATGAGCAGACTAGCAATCGTTCAAGAGTCGGATGGCCGCGTCGTTACGTTCGTTCGCTCGGACGTGCCGCAAGGATGGATGCCGCCAGAAGGCTGCGTGGCTGTTCACGAGAACTCGCTGCCGGCCGGATGGCAGATGGCCGAGGCTGTCGAGCCGGTGCCGGCGAGCGTGAGTCCCTACCAGTTCAGGGTCTGGCTGATCCGTGCCGGCGTCTCGCTCGCCCAGGTCGATGCCATGATCGACGCCTTGCCGCAGCCCGCCAGAGACGAGGCTCGTGTCGCGTGGGAGTACGGCCTGGAGGTGCGGCGCGATCACCCGCTGATCGGCCAGTTCGGTGCGTCGCTCGGCATGGATGCCGCCGCCATCGACGCTGCGTTCCGCGAGGCGGCAAAGGTTTGACGCACCCGCTAGCGTCATGCCATGAAGCACGACTTCGCGCTATCCATCCACGCCTACTACGCCGGCGAGCTCGACACGGGCCGCAGGGCCTGCGAGCGACTGCTGTCGTCGCCGCTGCCCGAGGCCACCGAGCACCTCGTGCGGTCCAATCGCACCTGGTACACGCCGACACTGGACACCCTCGTGCCCGTCCTGCCGGTGCGGATCGACGTGCCGCCGGCCGAGCCCGGCTGGTCCACGTTTAATCCGACGCTGATCCGCCACGCCGGGCAAGTGCTGGCGATCGTGCGGTCGAGCAACTACCAGATCGTCAATGGCCAGTACCAGATGCCGGCGGCCGACGGCGGGCAGATCCGCACCCGGAACCAGCTCGTGCGATTCACCGGCGAGCTCGGCGTTGTGGATTGCCGCACGATCACGGACCCGGACTATCCCAGGAGCGGCTACGTCGTCACTGGCCTCGAGGACTGCCGGCTGCGGCATACCCAAACGGGTATAGGCGTGTCGGCCACGGTGCGAGACGTGGCACCGTTTACGGACGGGCGGTGCCGGATTGCAGCGGCCGACCTGGACGTGGACAGGGCGACGCTGGCAAACCTCCGGGTGCTCGACAGCCTGGCTACGCCGGGCGACGAGAAGAACTGGATGCCGATCGAGGGCCGTGGCGGCTGGCTCTACGGCAGCCACATCAGCGGCCACGTCGTCACGGTGGACGACGACCCGACGCTGCCGGGCGCATGGCAACTCTGCCGCCGGTCGCCGTCGCCCGTTCTCGCGCGTGGCTTCCGTGGCGGCTCGCAGCTTGTGCCGTTCCGTGATGGCTGGCTGTGCTTGATTCACGAGGTGGCGATCGTCGATGCAGGCCACAGAGCCTACGAACACCGGTTCGTGTGGTTTGACAATTGGCTGCGGCTCGCGCGGGTGTCGCCGCCGTTCACGTTCCAGGTCCACCGAGCGATCGAGTTTGCAGCCGGGCTGGTAGCCGAAGGCGACCGTGTGATCGCGTCGTATGGCGTGCGTGACGCCGAGGCATGGCTGGCGGAACTGAGGGCCGACGACGTATGGCAGCTACTCTCGTCACCGGCTACGTGAGGCTCGACAGTGTCCACCGGCCGCACGACCGCTACGCCAAACTCGGCCGCCGGCTCCTGGGCCTCGGGCAGCCCGGCGTCGCCTATTACGACGGGCCCGAAAAAGACCTCGTGTCGTGCATCACGACCAAGGTGCGGCCGACTTCGCTCAAACGCTGCTGGCTGCACGGCCCGGCCGTCGGGGCCCAGCCGCCGCACGGCGACCCAGTCAAAGACACGGTCGCCTATTGCGTGGTGCAGCACCAGAAGTCGAAGTGGCTGGCCGATGCTGCCGCAATTGTCGATTCGGACCTACTGGTCTGGATCGACTTCGGCATCTTCCATCTGCCGCAGGTGACGGACGACCTGGTCATGGATTACCTCGACGTGATCAACGACACGGCACCACGGGACAAGATCACCGCCCCGCAGGCGTGGCCGCTCACCGGTCGCCCGCTCATCGACTGGTCGAAGCCGGCGTGGTATCTGCTCGGCGGCGTCATGGTCATGCCCACAGTGCTGTCGGGCTGGTTCCACGACAAGTGCGTCCAGTACGCCACGCTGCAACTGGAGAGCACCGGCCGGGCGACGTGGGAGGTCAACACCTGGGCGGCCATTGCCCGGGACAACCGCAACCGGTTCGCCTTCTACCAAGCCAACCACGACGAGACGATCTTCAGCGGGTACACGCCATGAAAGCCATGGCCGTCACCGGCTTCGTACACAACCCGTTCCCGGCCCGGCATCTGACCCAGGGCCAGTGTGCCGACCTGGGCGGCCGGCTGCGGGACGCGCTTGGCGTCCGCCTGCACACGTTCCAGGCAGCCCGCCTCGAGGACTGCTGGGCTCACCGGCTGCTCAGGGAAAACCCCGCGCTCATGCCGTCGTGTGCCAGCCCGCCGGCCGACCGGTTCCACGAGCCGGCCGACATGACCAAAAGCAACGTCGTGCTGTTGCAGCGGTACGAGTGGATGCGACGGGCGGCCGAACTCTACCCGGACGTCGATGTGTTTGCCTGGGTCGAATACACGGTTCTCAAGCAGCGAAACGTCACTCCCGACGTGCTGCGGTCGTTCATGGACGCCCTGGAGCAGCACCCGTGCGACTCGGTCACGCTGCCGGGCTGCTGGCCCAAAGGCGTAATTAACGACGCTGACGCTCACTGGCGTTTCGTGGGCTCGTGCTGGGTGTGCCCACGGCACCTGATTGGGCCGGTGTGCGATGCGGTCGAGACTGTGGCCAGCCTGCGGACCAGGCTCACGGGCCGCCTGTCGTGGGACATGAACACGATGGCCTACGTCGAGCTGCTCGACGTACTGCCGGTGCGCTGGTATCCGGCGGGCCACGACGAAACGCAATTCACGCACTACGGGAGATGGTGATGACGCTGCTTTGTGAACTGGCCGACAAGCATCAGACCGACAAGGGCGGCCGCTCGACGACCTACGGTGGCGTTGCTGGCGACACTTGCCACAACTACACGCCCTCCTACGACGCCATGTTTGGCAGCCGGCGCAACACCGTTCGCCGGGTGCTCGAGGTCGGCGTCAACGCCGGCTGCTCGCTTCGCATGTGGGAGGAATACTTCCCGTCTGCCACGATCGTCGGGCTCGACATCCGCCGGGAGGTGCTGTTCACGGCCGGGCGGATCCAGTGCCACTACGCCGACCAAGGCAGCGGTGCGTCGCTTCTGGCCGCCGTGGAGGCCGCTGGCGGCGGGCCGTTCGACCTCATCATCGACGACGGGTCGCACGAGGACTGGCACCAGATCGTGACGGCGGAAACGCTGCTTCCGTTCGTGGCCCCCAACGGGGCGTTTGTCATCGAAGACATTGAGATCGACTGCCGGCCCGAGCTGCTCGCGGCCCGGATTCAGATGCCGCCCGGTTTCGCCTGGCGGCCGGTCGCATGCGGCGTGGGCATCGGCAAGGCGCGGTGCCACCCGGCGTGCCGGTTCTGCGGTGGCGCGGCCGGCGAGACGCTCATCGTGTTTGAGAGGCTGCCGTGAAGATCGGCGTCTACGCCTTGGCTCGCAACGAGGCGAAGCACGTCGCCGACTGGGCGGCCTCGTGCCAGGAGGCCGACGTGCGGGTGGTCACCGACACCGGCAGCACCGACGGCACGGTGGAGGCCCTCGAGGCGGCTGGCGTGACCGTGGCCCGTGGCAACGTCGTGCCGTGGCGGTGGGACGACGCTCACAACCTGTCGCTCTACCACCTGCCGGCCGACGTGGACGTGTGCGTCCGCCTCGACCTCGACGAGCGGATTCAGCCTGGCTGGCGGCAAGCGATTGAGCGGGCGTGGACGGGCGGCACCAACAACCTCCACTACCGCTACGTCTGGTCGTGGCAGGCTCCTGGCGTGCCTGGCCTGTGGTTTCACTCCGACCGAGTTCACGCTCGACACGGGTTCCGCTGGTCCCAGGCGACCCACGAGGGCCTGACGTGCTGGGCCGGCGAGAAGGTGGCGGTGTTCGCCGAGGGACTGGAGATCCACCACCACCGTGACACGGGCAAGAAACACAAGACGGACCTCGAGCTCCTGCGGGTGGCGGTGCGGGAGGCTCCTCACGACCCTCGCCCGCTCTGGTATCTGGCCCGGGAGGAGGAGTGGGCCGGCTGCCCGGAGGCTGCGGCCACGTTTGCGGCCTACCTCGCCATGCCCCACGGGCAGGCGACCGAACGGGCCTATGCCTACCGGGCCATGCACCGGCTGACGGGCGAGGAGCAGCACCTGCACGCTGCCGCTAAGGCGGCCATCGGCGAGCCCGACGCCTGGCAGCAGCTCGCCCTGTGCCACTACCGCCGGCAGGAGTGGGAACAGTGCTACGGGTTTGCCCAGCAAGCCATCGCATCCGAGTGGCCGAGCACCCACGCAACGGATCCGCTGGCCAAAGGCAAGGCGTACGACCTGGCGGCGGTGGCCGCCTGGAACCTCGGAAACAGGCCCGAGGCCCTCACCCTGGCCCGGCAAGCGTTGGCATCATGCCCTGACGACCCGAGGCTCGTGGCGAACGTCACGAACATGGAGCGTCTCTTGGAGGTGATGGCGTGAGTTCCATGCTAAAAGACCTCGCCCAGGCACTGGCCGAGGGCCTTGATGCCACGGATTTTGAGAGCGTCAGTGTCCAGCCCGTGGTCGTTCGGCTGAATCTGCCCGGCTACAACGTCGAGGACATGGCGGACCCTGTCGTGGCCGTCACGCCGGGAGGCGACGCTGTCGATCGGGTGGACCGCACCCGGCACCAGCACGACTACACGATCACCGTGATGCTCGGTCGGCACACGCCCAGCGAGGCGCTGTGCGACGAGATGCTCGACCTGGCCGAAGAGATCGTAGACACGATCCTCGCCCACTCCTGGGGCGCGGTGCAGTTCCCCACGGGCGTGACCAGCCCGCAGGCGATCACGATCGACATCAACCCAGACGATGCCCTCCAGGAGCGCAACGTCTGGCGGGCGGTCATCACGGTCACCTACCGGACGTTTCGCTGATGGCACGGCCACGGTCGGCAGCAACGCAGGCCAAGCTCATTCTGCAGGCGCGCATTAAGAGCCAGTTCTTCGACCGTGCCAAGGTGCGAAAGGCACTAGAGAAGGCCAACTACGAAGCATTGCGAAAAGCTGGACGTGACATCCAGGAGGCGTCGAAGCGTGGCATCGGCCAAGCGGCTCCCAGGCAGACCAAGGCTGGGCGTAAGGCCGTCAAAGCCGGGGCCATCGTAGAGTTTGCGGGCGGGCTCTACCAAGACCTGACGATGCTTGGCAGCGGCAAGCCACGGCCAGCGGGCAAGCCGATCAAGTCGTGGGCACCCAAGCGGTTCGCCTACCGGGACGTGATGTTCTTCTGGGATGACGCCAAGAAAAGCGTCGTCATCGGAGCACTCAAAGCCGACTGGCTCGGCCGGCTCCACGAGTTCGGCGGGTCGCTCGTGCTGCGTGCCTATCGCATCGGCGTCGGGGCCGCCCGCAATGCCTACCTGCGGCGACGGGGGTTCCGTGGCCAAGGCCGTGACGAGCGTGGCCGGTTCACTACCAAGGTGGCCCGTGGCAACCAGTACGAATACGGTGCCCTGATCTGGTCCAATAAGCCGCTGCGAAGCAAACGCAACTGGGAAGCCACCTCGATCACGAAAGTGGCTCGCTACCCGGCCCGGCCCTACATGCAGGGGGCCGCCGGCGTCCAGAAGGTCGTGGCCCGCATCCGTGAGCGGTTCCGCAACACGCTCCGCAAGGCCGGCTAGCCCGGGCCACACCCCCTGCGGCGGCCCTGCCAAGCGTCCTATCCTCGGCAGCACACCCCCGCACACTCGGAGAGGCTCATGGCCATCACGCTGGGCAAAGACGTCACGATCACCGGGCTCACCGGTGCCCGCACGATCACGCTCAACAACACCGCCAACGAGATCGACGTGACCTCGTTTGCAGACGGCTCGGCCGGCTTTCGCAAGTTCAAGAAGGCCCTCATCGAGCAGACGATCGAGGTGGAGTGCGTCGAGTCCCCGGGCGTCAATATCGGGGCCTCGTTCACGCTGACCGACACGGGACTCGCCACCAACAACGGGATCGAGTACGTCGTGACCAACATTGCTCGCGGCGAGCCGATCGACGGCATCCAGACGTTCACGGTGTCGGCTTCCCGCTTCAAGACTCAGACCTGACGAAAGGAACCACGATCCATGGCCATTGCTCTCGGCAAGGACGCATCCGCTCCTCCGTTCGGCACCGACATCATCTCGGCGACGTTCACCGAGGAGGTGGAGGTCATCGACGTCACCAACCGCACCAACAAGGGCGGCACCACCGGCAACCCGGGCTATCGGGCGTTTGACGCTGGGTTCAAGTCGGAGACGTGGGAGATCGAGTGCCACGACGCCACGGGGCTGATCGCAGCCCTGGAGAGCAACACGCCGACCAGCAGCTTCCTCGTGATGAACGTCGTGGAGAACGCTGCCATCGACGGAGCGGTCACGTACACCGTCACCTGCCGGCGGGGCTGATCCCGTGGCGATCACCCTCGGCAAAGACTGCACCGTCTCGGCCGGCGGAAACGTCGCCAGTGCGCGGAACGTCACGTTCTCCTCTTCGGCCCGCACGATCGAGGTCGAGGAGTTCGGCAGCCGTTACTCGACGGTCTACACGACCGGCTACGAGCAGTCGGTGTCGATCGAGTTCAACGATTCAGCCGACGCCGCTGGCCTTATCACGGCCCTCGAGCAAGGCACGCAGATCACCGTCTCGGGCGGTGCGGGCGGCTGGTCGTTCCCGGCTGTCGTGACTGGCGTGTCGGAAAACGATTCGATTGACGGCGTGGCTACATTCACGGTGGAAGCGCGGCGAACCCGAGAGGGGCTGCGATGAAAGAGTTCAAGGACGACGAAGGCCGCCCGTGGCGGCTGGCACTGACGGTGGCCTCGGCCATCCGAGTGCGGGACATGGTGACCGTCGAGACGGACGAGCTCGACGACAACGGCGCGACCACCGGCCGCCGCAGGAGCGAGCCGTTCGACCTGGTCAACGTCGGCACGATCAGCCAGACGTTCCAGGTGTTGCGGGGCCAGTTCGCCAAGATTGGCGAAATCCTCTACGCCATGCTGATCAAGCAGGTGGAGGAGAAAAAGCTGACGAAGGAAGAGTTCCTTGAGGGCCTGCGAGGCGACGCGCTTGATGCGGCGGCCCGAGCCTTGGAGCAGGAGCTCGTCGATTTTTTCCCCCTGCGGCTGCGAAAGATGGTCGGCCTGCTCGCAGCCAAGATGGACGAAATGTCCGTCGAACTGATGGACCGAGCCGAGGCCGGGCTGGCGGGGATCACGGCGGCGGATCTACCTGGGATGCCATCTGGGAAGCCGCCGGAATCCTCGGAGTCCACCCCGGAAAGTGGACTCTCCGACAACTCATCGCCGCCCGCCAAAGCCGCTTAGAGCACGACTGGTGGCACACGGCAAACCTGATCTGCACGCTCGCCAACCTGCACCGAGACAAGAACAAGCCCGCCCAAGAGCCGTCGAAGTTCCATCCGTTCGCCAAGAAGAAGCCCGCCCGCCAGGCCACGCCTGAAGAAATCGCCAAGCTGCTCGGACCCAACTGGCATGAGGTGAAAACGTGAGTGCCGGTCGGATTCGTCAAGGCGGTGTGTTTGTCGAGATCGGGGCGGATGCCCGGCAGTTCTTCGCTGCGCTGAACAAGGTGCAGAAGGAGGTGGCCCGGGTCGGACAGGCGATGACCTCGATGGGCTCACGCATGGCCGGCATCGGGGCGGCCATCGGTGCGCCCATCGCTTTGGCTGCTCGCCAGTTTGCCGGATTCGACGACGCCATCCGGCTCACGGGCGCTGTCAGCGGTGCGACTGGGGCCGACTTGCAAATGCTGAACGACCGGGCCCGCGAGCTCGGTGCCACCACTTCGTTTACGGCCATTCAGGTGGCCACGCTCATGGGCGAGCTCGGCCGGGCTGGCTTCAAGCCCGACGAGATCAACGCCATGACTGGTGCGGTGCTCGACTTGGCGAGGGCTACCGGCACCGACGCTGCACTTTCGGCTGGAATCATGGCTGCGACCTTGCGGCAGTTCGGCTTGGGGGCGACCGATGCCACCCGGGCTGCCGACGTGCTGACGGCTGCGGCAAATTCCACGTTCAACACCGTCGAGGGCCTGGGTGAATCGCTGAAATACGCCGGACCGGTCGCCAAGTCTCTTGGCATGAGCCTTGAGGACACGGCAGCCATCCTTGGCGTGCTCGGAAACGTCGGCATTCAGGGCAGCGAGGCCGGCACGGCCCTGCGGCGATTGTCGGTTATCTCGGCCGGTGCTGGCGAAGAATTGCAGAAGCTGTTTGGCGTCAGCAACACGGATGCGGTCGGCAACCTGAAGCCGCTTGTTGACATCTTGGACGAGATCAACAAGGTCACGGCCGGGATGCCGGTTGCCGAACGCACCAGACGGATGGCCGAGGCGTTTGGGCTGCTCGGCATCACCTCGGCCAATGTGCTGTCGTCGTCGGCTGAAGGCGTTCGCGGCCTTGCCGATCAATTGCGGGCAGCCGGCGGCACCGCCGCTCGTACGGCCAAGGAAATGGACGCTGGCCTCGGCGGGTCAATGAGGATCCTGCTGTCTGCGATTGAGGGCACCGCTCTGGCGATTGGCGATGCGTTGGCCCCGTCGCTACAGCAAGCCGCCAAGTTTGCTGAGCAGACTTCCACGGCCATCACGTCGTTCGTCAAACGCCACCAGGAGCTAGTCGTCAGCGTGGCCAGCGGCGTGGCCGGCTTCGCCGCCGCAGGCGTAGCCATGTTGGCGATGGGCCACGTCGTGAGCATGGTGGCGTCTGTGTTTGGAACGCTGCTCATGGCATCCAAGGCCGTCGTCGCGCCGTTGTTTGCCATCGTGGCCACCGTGTCGTCGATGATCATGTCGTTCGCCGCCGCAGTGGCTGGCATACTGGCGTATTCGGCCACCTCGATCGCGGCGGCAGCGGCCAGTGGTGCGGCATGGGTAGCGGCTCACGCGCCGCTCGCCATCCTTCTTGGGCTTATCGCCGCTCTGGGCGTGGCGGCGTTCAACCTTGTGGGCGGGTTTGATGGCTTGTCTGCCAGCATTCGCCAGGGCGTGGCATCGGCAGCGACCGATGCGTCTGTGGTGCTATCTGACCTGGGCCGTGTGGCCAAGACGACGATGCAGGGCGTTTACGACTCCATCGTGGCCGGCGACCTCGAGGGGGCCATGGCCATCGCGCTCAAGGGCCTGCTGGCGGCGTGGATCCGTGGTACGAGCGCCCTGCAAGGCAAGATCGACGGGTTCTTTGCGTTCATCATAAACAGCGCTGACGCCGCAGCGACGATTGCCAGCAATCCGCTCATTGCCATTGATGCGATCCAAAGCCCGGAAATTGTCGCCGATCGCCGAGCGTTGCAGCGCCGGCAGGACGCGCGGCTCAATCAAGTCACGGCCGACCAACTGTCGCGTGATGCCAAGGCGGTAGACGCAGAGAACGACCTGCGGAACATGACCCGAGATGCGGGCCTGACTCGCACGCTGCGTGGCCAGGCGGATGGCGTGATCGCTAGCGTTGGCAACGCTGGCTCAATGCAGCAGTTAACTGATTTGGCCGACGAGTTCTTCACGCTCAAGGAAACCGGCCGGCTGGCTGCTGAACAGCAGCAGAAGTATGCCGACGCTGTGGACGCCGCCACGGAACGACTCAACGACCGTGGGTCGCCTGTTGTGGACGCAGGAACGCCAGCCGGCGGTCCCGGCGTTCCGCCGCCGCCACCGCCGCCAGATCCGGCCGCCCTGCAGCGAGCGGCCATGGCCGCCGCCGCAAGCCAAGCCGAAGTGGCCGGAACGTTTTCGGCCGACGCCGCTGGCGGCATGAGTTTTGGTTCGTCGCTGCAGCAAAAGCAGCTAGAAGAGCTCAAAGGTATCCGCGAAGAGGTCAAGAAACTGAACGACGACGGAGCCGTGGCCGCCTAATGCCTACCTTCACTTGGGTCGAAGACCAGTCGAGCCGGTCCGCATCCATCGTCCGCAAGGGACGCAAGGCGACGTCCAACTACAAAAAGTCGTGGAAGATCTTCGGCTCGTCCGACGACCTGGCCATTCACGCCGACATAGACCAGACGCTGTGGTCGCAATACCTGTTCTGGCAATACCCTGGCCAGCCCGAGAACCAGCTGCACCTCGACCACTACACGCTGGAATATCTCGGTGACGAGGCGTGGCAGCTCGAGGCCACCTACGTCAAAGAAGGTGCCGAGGATCCCAGTGGCGACAGTGGCGGCGGCGGCGACGGCAGCGGCAACGGGTTCCGCCGCAGCCGGTCGTTCGACACCAGCGGCCAGACGTCGCACATGACGCAGGCAATCGCCGTTCCGCCAGATACTGGGCAGCGTCGCTACCCAGCTGGTGGTCAAGACCCTGCGCCAGATATGTCGGGCATCATCGGCGTGGACGGCAATTCCGTTCAGGGCGTGGACGTGGTCATTCCGGCGTTGCAGTGGACGGAGAGCTACGACGTGCCGGCTGCATACGTCACCACTGCCTACATCAAGGCATTGTCTCGTGTCACAGGCACGGTCAATAACGCTGCGTTCCGTACGTTCCCGGCTGGCGAAGTTTTGTTTCTTGGTGCGTCGGGATCGCACGAATGGGACGCAGAAAAAGGCGACGGCCCGTGGAGCCTGACGTACAAGTTTCTTGCCAGCCCAAACGCAGGTGATATGCAGACGCTGCCGGCACTCACCATTGGCAACATCAGTGGCATTGAGAAAAAGGGCCACGAGTACCTGTGGGTGCGGTACGAGGACGACGTGTCCGACTCCACGCTCGTCAAGGTGCCAAAGCACGTCTACGTGAATCGGGTGTACCGTGACGCCAACTTCGCCGACCTCGGCATTGGCACCGGAGTCGGTGGCTAATGCCTCGCCAGGACGGACGCATCGAGCAGGGGCAGTCGCTGAAGTCGGCGATCTCGGCCCGGGCGTGGAACCGCGCCCAAGATGCGGCGGACATCGTGCTGGGGCAGCGGTATGGCACGCAGGCAAACGCCGCCCAGGACACCCGGGCCCCGTTCACGGCCCTTCCGTGCAGGAACAATAGCGGCCAGGACGTGCCGCTATGGGGCGTGCTGCGGATCTCTGGGCTGGAAGTATCGCCATCGGGCCCCACCGGGCCGTCGGTTAGTAGCTTCCAGATGATGCCAGTGCTGCAAGGCAACACACCGACGGCATCGACAAATGACGCTTTCGTAGTTGCCGTGGAGCCCATCCGCAACGGAGCCATCGGCCAGGTTGCCGTGGATGGCGTGGTTCAGGTGAAGCTTGACGTTCTCAACGCGGCCGATGCCACGGCCGGACCGAAAGTCAACTCCCGCACCGAACTCCAAACAGGCGGCGGCAATGCAACGATTTTGTGGAAGGAAACAGGCACTGGACCTGGCAAGTGGGGGCTCGTGCGATTCGGCGGGCGCAGCGGATTGGTCCGTGGAACATTTGAAGGATCTTGGCCAATCAACAATGCGGCGACTGTGACCGACGAAAGCGACGGTTCTGTGACGTATTCGGTTATGAATTATTGGGCAAGCGTCAACCCATCAAGCGTTGCATCATGCCAGATTGCGAACGTGGCGAATGAGTGGGTGCTCGTTTCGCTCGATCTTACGCAGTTAACTGACTACAACAATTCTGCAGAACAGGTGCTTGCACACAGCAACACCGGCGTTTTAAAGTGGATCTCCACAGTTAACTGCGCGTAACGGCATGCCGATTGCAACAAAAACCAATCAAGTCATTGTCAAGAGCGGTGGCGTCGCCGCTAACTGCGAGTGTTGCGAAGAAATTCTTCCATGCTGTTCAAACGGACTGGGGCTTCCGAGTACCCCTGTGTCCGTAACTCTGTACAGAAAACTTGAATTGTTTCTTACACCGACCGGCAGGATGCCATATTGCTCTTGCGTTCCATTTGGGCCGGCGGGGCCTTTGGGCGTGTGTACTGAAGACACAACTGTGTTTTCGCAGATTGGCTTACAAACCGCTTGCGAAAGAGATGTGTTTGGATACCCTCCAGAATATGCGCAGAGTGGACGACTTGGATACGTCGCGCTGGGCTCTAGCCTACGGCCATGCGGGCTTGTCGCGTATATTGACTGGCCATTTGTTTGTGCGCGCAACTTTCGTGACAACGTGCGACCATTTGCTGTGTGGGATTTTTTAGCCAATCAATCAACGTACCAACAAACTTATTACTTGTTTCAGTTCGTAAACAGCAACGAAACCGTGTTTCAAGTCGTGCGATCAAACTTGCCTGACGTTCCGTCTCCGCCGCCAAATACTGCGACCGCATTCGGGTTTGTGTATGCCGGCGTGCGTTGGCAAGTGTCGATTGAGGTGACGTTTGGATAGCTGCGTTCCAGGCGAGAGTGGCGTGTGCCTGGTGTGCGGAGAGGTGCCGCAGGCGAAATGCTTTGCAAGCAGTGGGCTAGAGCCATTGCGTGCATTAAAGCCCAGCATTTCCGCACTAACAGATCAGTCGCCAGATTTGTTTTCTAGGCTTATGTCGTTTGCGCATGCCGCCGCTTCTCACGTCGCCGCCGGTATGCCTATGTGCGATAAAGCCGAGATCATCCGCCGGCACGACATCTGCCTGGCTTGCGCGCACTTGGTAAACAACGCCTGCAGCCTGTGCGGCTGCGGTGTGTCTCGGGTTCCTGGTTTTGTGTCGAAACTGAGTTGGGCCGACCAGGAGTGTCCGGCCGGCAAGTGGGGCAAGGCGACGCAAGCTATCACCCCACCCCCTGCGGATTAGCCTCCAGCCGCCATACGCTAGCGGCACACCACTCAGGGACGCCCGATGGCCGTCTTTTCGCAGCTTCCGGCCGACCCGTGACGTGGTAGACAAGCTCGCCACGTCTTGGAATTGGTGCTCCACATGACATTCCGCACCGCCCTCGCTGACCGTCTCGCCGCTGCGGCCCCGCCGCTGCCGACGGTCGCCGACTACCGTGGCCTCGTCGTCGTCGCCGGTGGCGAGCTCTACGGCCGTCTGGCGTGGAACCTCATCACCACGCTCCGGGGTCTGGGCTGCACGCTGCCGGTCGAGCTGTGGCACTTCTCCCACGAGATGCCCGAGCCGATGCGGTCGGTGTTCACAAGCGAGCCGGGCGTCCGCCTAGTGGACGTGGGCCAATACTGCCGGGAGCACGGCATTGCCACCAGGTCCGTGGCCAGGTCGCCGCAGCACGCCGGGTGGTGGCTCAAGTCGTTTGCCCTGCGGCATTGCGGGTTCGCCGAGGTCATGCTCTTGGACGCCGACAACGTGCCAGCCGTCGATCCCACCTGCCTGTTCCACGACACGGCCTACGAGCGGGCGGGTGCGATGTTCTGGCCCGACCTGCCGCCCAGCCGGGAACGTGGCCAGTGGGTGCCCGAGGGGGCGTGGCGGGCCGTGGGCCTCGAGCCCGTGCCGACGGCCCGGCCGTTTGAGTCTGGGCAAATCCTGGTAAACCGCCGCCGGCACCTTCATGCCCTCGACGTGGCCCTGGTGCTGAACGACCACAGCGACGAGGTCTACCAGTTCGTCTACGGCGACAAAGACACGTTTCTCCTGGCGTGGCATTTGGTGGGGGTCCGATACCACATGCCGCCCAAAAACCCTGCGTGGCGGCATCCGGCGATCTGCCAGCACGACAGCAACGGGAACCTGGTCTTCCAGCACGCCTGTGCCGCCAAGGCCGAGATCGCCCGGGGCGAGGTCGTGCCGGGCATCGTCAATCGCCGGTTCGCCCCGGATGCCGCTGCCGAGTTCGACCGGCGGGCCGCAGCGGCACTCGCCCGCTGGACGCCTCATGTAGCGTGACCGGCATGGCACCGGTTCGCAAACGACGAACGGTCTACGTGGGCGACCAGCGCTGGAAGATCCAGCGCAACGCCCGCCTGCGGGACTGCGACGGCAAATGCGACTACAAGACCCGCACGATCTTCCTGCGGGCGGGCCTCCACGGGTCCGACCTGCTCGACACGATCCTCCACGAACTCATTCATGCCCGCTGGCCCGACTTGTCGGAGGACGCCGTGTGCGAGTTCTCCGAGACGGTCAGCGCCCTGCTCGATGCGGAAGGATTCCGACAGCCTGACGACCACGAGGAGTGATGCCATGGCGAAGGCCAGCATTATCGAAGAGGTGGCGGCGTTGATCCCCGAGAACCCGGGCGTACGGCCCTGGTGGGACCGGCTCGACGCCAAGCAGGCGGCACTGGCCGCCGAGATCCTGGCAGCGTGGAAGGCCGGCACGTTCGGTAGCAAGCGGCGGCCCGCCGCCACGGCGATTGCGGCGGCCCTGCGACGGCACGGAGTGAACATCGGCTTCCAAGGAGTGGATACATGGCTACGCCGTCTCGGAAAGTAGTGGCCGAGGTGGCCGCCGACGTGGCCTCGGCCGAGCAGCTCGCCGCCGACGCCGAATTGGCTCGGCTGCGGAGCGAGGTGGCGTCGTACCGAAATAGGTACAAGGCGGCTTTGGCGCAGATCGACCGCGAGCGGGAGCGGGCAAACGCGATGGGCTCGCTTCAAGGCATCCAGGCGACGAAGCGAAACAAGACCGCTACGAAACGTCGCACGAAACATGCGGCCACCGCGGTGCTCATGCTGTCGGACGTGCACTGCGAAGAGCGCGTACTTCCTGAAACCGTAAATGGCGAAAACGACTACTCGCTTGACGTATGTCAACTGCGGCTGGCCGAGCTCGAGGAGCGGTTCATCGAGTGCCTGCACCACGAACGCAACCAGGCAGACATCCGCCGCGTGCTCATCTGGTTGGGCGGGGACTTTCTGACCGGTCACATTCACCCGGACTGCGTCGAGGTGGCGCAGTTATCGCCAATGAACGCCACCAGGTGGATCGCCGAGCGGCTGCGTGGGCTGATCGACAACGTCGCCAAGCACGCCGAGCAGGTGATCGTCTGCACGAACGCCGGCAACCACGGCCGCAGCACCGAGAAGAACCGCATCGCCACGGAGTTAGAACACTCGTGGGAACAGCTGATGTACTTCACGCTGGCTCGCGAGGAGAAGAACAAGAACGTGCAGTGGCAGATCTCCGAGGGCCACCTGGGCTACGTCGACCTCGACGGGTTCCTGGTCCGCACGACCCATGGCCACTCCATTCGATTTGCCGGTGGCGTCTACGGTCTCGCGCTTCCGGCCAGCAAGGCGATCGCTAGGTGGGATGCCGGCCGCAAGGCCGACTTGACGATCTTTGGCCACTATCACTCGTGGGGCTGGCTGCGCGGGGCGCGGTACGTGGCGAACGGCAGCGTGATTGGACACTCGCCATACGCTGAGCGGGTCGCGTCGCCAGAGCGGCCGTGCCAGGGCATGGCGATTATCGACCACGGCCGGCAAGAAGTGACCCGAGCGTATCCGTTGTTCTGCGACCGCGACTTGAGAAAGGCAAAGGAATGACGACCACGACTCTGCAACAGGCGAACGACGTGCTGCGGTCCGCCGTGAAGTCTCGGCTCGACGCTACGCCGGCCGACGACCCGAAGCTCGCCGGCTACACGCCGATGGCCGCCTCGCTCGCCGGCTGCAAGCCCGCCCAGGAAGCGGCGGCACGCTGTTTCGATACGACAACCCAGAGCGTGCCGGTAACTCCCGAGGAGCCCGTGGCGTCGATTCCCGTGGACTGGATTCTTCAAGGCGAGCGTGAGCTGCGTCAGCAGCGTCTCACCGGCGATGGCGTGAAGAACGCCCCTAGTGATACCTACGCCGAGTGGCAGCCGTCGTTTCAGGGCGACGCATTGCGGCCCGGGTCGGCCGAGTTCCTGGCCGTGCTCGACGAGCTCAAGCAGCTGCACCTCCGCAAGACGCTCGACTACGGCGTGGACGAAGACGCCCTGTCAAACATTCGCATGTCGGCCGACATCGTGAACCTTCCGGCGTGGGCCGGATGCGTGCTCCGCATGATGGACAAGATGCACCGGCTCCGGGCGTATTTCAGGCGCGGCAAGGTCGAGTTCGACGGCCTCGAGGACACGCTCAAGGACATCGCCTGTTACGCCGTGATTGCCGAAGTGCTGCGTCGTGAGGGCCACACACCCTGCCTGGCGGGCAAGCGACAGGCGTAGCCTCGGGGCGTGATCGCTCACGCCCATTTTCGCCGAGGCGGTGAACAAGGCCGCGAGCCGCTCGCTGCCCCGGGCGACGTGCAGTCGCTCGCCAAGGGCTACACGCCGAGCCAGGCGTTTTGGGGCAAGGTCACGAGCAAACGGCCCGAACGGCTGTCGCCGGAAGATCTCGCGCTCCAAGCGTTTCGCTTGGGCGTAAAGCCGGCCACCCTGCGATCGGCCATTGAGTCGGGAGCCCTCGATGGCTGACACGCTCACCGACTCACTCACCGGGCAGTTCCGCACGTCGATGCAGTGGACCCGCACCGACACGCAAGAGGTTGGCACGGTCACGAACCGAAAGACCTCGATCGGGCTTTACACGTTTACTGACGGCGACGGGCCTGGCGAAGCCGACCTGGTGTTCGCCGACTCGCGCACCATCCCGGCAAACACGGTCGAGGAGTTCGATCTGCTCAACCTGACGCAGCAGGCCCTCGGCGTCACGGTGCCATTCACGTTCCGCCAGTTGCGGGCGATCAGGGTCGTGAACACGACCACGACTGCCGGGCGGCGGTTGCTCGTCGGCGTCGATCCTGGGCGGCCCACTGTCGTCTACGCCGCCGAGGTCGGGCCCGGCTCCGAGTGGTTTTCGATTAACCAAACGGATGCTTGGAAGGTCACGGCCGACAACAGCGTGATCCGCATCAGCAACCCCAATGCAGCGTCCGTGACGTACGAACTGTACCTGTTCGGCACCTCGGTGGCAGCGGGAGGCAGCGGCAGTGGCAGCTAGTTTCTCGCTCACCGGCACATTGCGGGTCGTGCCCCGTTGGGCCGACGACCTCAACACGACGACCGTCACCGATTCGGCGACGGCCAATCTCACGTTCGCCATCGCCGATGGCACCGGCGACGACCAGGCCAACGGCTACCACAAAGACGTGATCACCGTGGCCGCTAGCGCCACGACGACGATCGACCTCCGGGCGTTGCCGCTCAAGCTATTCGGCGGCACGGGCACGCTGTCGCTCGCCAAGGTTAAGGCCCTGCTGATCGTCAACCGCTCGACGACGGCCAGCCTGGCGGTCAACGGCAGCACGACGAACCGGTGGACCGCCCTGTCGGCCGGCGCGATGACACTCGGGCCCGAGGGCGTGCTCTACGTCACGCATCTGAGCGCCGGCTACGCCACGTCGGCAACCGACAAGGTGATCGCCATCACGAACAACGGGGCCAGTGCGGCCGACGTCGAGGTCTACATCGTGGGAGTGAAGTCATGATCGGAAGTGCTCCTGTGACGGCGACGGAAAACCTGCTGACCGTGTCGGAGAAGATCCGAGCGTTTATTGCCACGGCCAAGGTGGCCGCCACCAACGGGCTAACCGTCGGCGAGTTTGCCGAGCTCACCGTGGCTTTGCTTCGGGTGGTGGTCGCCGCCCTCGACACGATTCCGGGCGACGGGCCGGGCAAACGGGAATGGGCCCTCGAGGCCGTCGGCCAGTTGTTCGACGCCGTCGCTGACAAGTGCATCCCGACGCTGGCGTGGCCCGTGTGGCTGGTCGTGCGGCCGGCGGTTCGGTCACTCGTGCTCATGGCTGCCAGCGGTGCCATCGAATCGCTGCTGCCTCTCATCAGGAAGGTCGCCACATGACCACGGGTCTGCTCGTCATCGCCGTCGCCATCGCCCTGGCATGGCCGTGGATCAAGGCCCACGCGCCCACGATGGACCTGACCCGGCTGGACCGGCACCACTATGCCGCCCTGGCCCTCGGCGTGGCCGCCCTGCTGTCGTTCGCCAACCGCTCGACTGGCAAGCCGGAGCCCGAGCCCAGCCCGCCACAGCCCACCACGCTCGATCTGCGGGGCACGTTCGTCGGGCCTGACGCCGCAGCCGATGCAGCCACCACGGCGGCCCTGTGCCACGAGCTGGC